AAACACAAATCAATTTTTTCTATATTTGACGTATATTTATACCTTTTAGGTGACAAAAATATTCAACTAACTCATCATTTTTATAATTATCGATATATTTGATATTCTTTATACCACTAGCTAATAATATTCTCGTACAGATTATGCACGGATAATGTGTAATATATGCATCACAATCTAAACAAGATACGCCTCTTTTTGCACAATCGCTAATAGCATTTTGTTCTGCATGAATAGTTGCTTGTTCATGATTATCTCTAACAATACTTTTATGTGGACAATCCGGTAAAAACCCGTTATATCCTTGACTAATAATCCGGTTGTCTTTAACTAATAAACATCCAACTTTTAATCTGTCGCATGGAGATCTTTTTGCAGTTACCCGAACTATTTCTTTAAAATATTCATCCCAATTTGGTCGTGAATCAATCATTATATTAATATATTAATATGTATTAATATATTAATTAGCTTATACTATATTTTTAACATTAGATGTATCGTCTAAAAATTTGGAACAAACATTCAAATTCTTTTTAAATTCTGTAATTGAATTAAACCGAGTCAATAATTCTGTATTATTACCGGTTAATATATTCGGGTTTTTTTTTAAAATAGCAAGTAATAATAAACCAGCTTGATCATCCATATTAAGTATAATTTCGTTATATTCGTCTATTTTATCAGATACTTTTAAATTCGATGTAATTTCAGAATTTATTTTTTGTATATTGCCTGGTGTATCTTTACTATCGAAACCTTCGTTAATACTAAAAAACATCTTTGTATTAATTATATTTGTCATGAATAAAAATATTAATAATACAAATATAGCAATCGGTATGTATATATACAAATCCATTTTATATATACATATCCAATATTATTTTTATTTATTTAATTCGAGCTAAAAAGTATGATACACAATTAATTTCTTCATCCTTATTTTTATAAAACTCACCATCATATATATATTCAAAGTTGAAAAATTTTAATATACTTTGATGGTCTGTTATCAACTTAGTATATTCTTGATGAACCGGTATTTGTAAAATATGTATTAAATACTTTCCTCTAAAATTTTCTCGTAAATATCTTTTCACATCTGGTAATTTTTCAATAATACACCAAGTTATATCAGACATAAATAGTACGTCTGGCTTATGATTATTTAATTTAAAGGCTGACGATCTATCGGTAATATCAATTACATCAAAACTAACATTTTCTAAATGTCCGAAGCTTTTATTTGCTCTTACTACAGCCGAGGTAGCATTATCAATACCTATTATTTGTTTAAATTGCGTAAAATTCTTTAAAAAATTACAAAAACATCCTAATCCACACCCGACATCTACTAGCCTTTTACATCTTAAAAAACGATTAGCATACTCTGCCAAAAATTTTACTATTTGTTTTTTTTCAGTAGATAACATTAAAGATTGATTCCATGGATCGTTTGACATAGAATATATTTGGTCAGTAGATAGTTTTTGTGATAGAATATCATCAGTTAGTAAGTCTCCCATATTATAAAATTATATTATAAAATTTATTAATTTTTCGATTGTACTCTTATTAATTTTTCTCTTTTTATTATTTTTATCAGTAGTGCATAATTGAAATAATTCTTCTCTATTTAAAGTGCATATTTCAATTAAATTTCTTAAACTACCACAATGATCCATAATTACTTTTGATATTTTACCGCTAATTCCTGGTATTTGGTTCAACATGATCACATGAATATTTTCTTTAGTTACGTTTTCCTTTTTCACAGATTTTAATGTATCAGAATATGCAACTGGTTCGTATGTTAATTTTCCCTTTTTGAATTCTCTATTTAATTTATCGCAATATCTTAATATAAACTCAGCACTCTGGGTTGTATTTATGGTGCTAAATACAGAGAACCCTTTAAAATAATTTAAGTCTGTCATCGCTGACCATAATGCTTTTTTCACCATTCTTCCTTTTGTTTCATTATATGAATTCATGTTTCCTTCTATCAAATAACATATATTATGATTATTTAAAGAGTTTGAATTTATTAAACGTTCTGATTGTTCCTTAAACCTCCCATCTTTTATACTAGACGCTAAATCATATAATGTTTTCCTTTCAAAAATTACAATTGGATTTTCGGATAAATCGCTTATAATTACATCTCCTAAATGTAAATTTTTCGAGGTAATATTTAAACTTAAGTCATAAAATACATTTTTGGCATTTAACTCTGTAATTAATGATCCTTCTCTGCAATCAGATATAATTTGCATATTAAATATAATATAGTATTTAATATGTATTTAATACGTATTGATAAATTACTTAACCTAAAAGTTTCATGGGTGCACTACGTCTATATTGACGTGCGCCGGGACGGGTATCACATTTCATTACTTGTTGATTGGGGGCTCTTGACATCATAACACCTTTTGCAATTCTAGGGTATGCTGATGATTGAATAACACCTATCTTTGCAGGTCCTCCACATGAGTTTGTAGATGACGAATTAATCAAAGAATTAACATTTCTGGCTCTTCCATTTAAAGTGCGCATTATATATATCATATATATATTTTTTTTTGATAATATCATTTATAAAACAATATAGACATATAAATTGTCTAAATATATGTCAGGTAAATTGGATGATGATATTATTAAACAAGGAGATAAATTAATTTTCAATCCATACAATAATTTAAATAATGAAATTACACTTAAAGATGTGCAATCTATCCTAAACAGGTATGGGTTGCCAGGAACTGTAACAAACATGAAATTGTATAAGAGGGCTTTTGATCATCGCTCTTATACAAAAAGGCCTGGGCTTGAAAATGAAAAAAACAATATCTTAATTACGGAACAACCTCTTGATTGTTTACCGTTACGTACAAAATCAAATGAACGATTGGAATTTTTAGGCGATGGTGTGTTAGAGTGTATAGTAAAATTTTATTTATATAGACGTTTTCCTAAAGAGAATGAAGGTTTTATGACAGAAAAAAAGATTGCTTTAGTTAAAAACGAAGCAATTGGCAAGATTGCTTATGAAATGAGATTACATAAGTGGTATATTATTTCGAAACATGCAGAAGAAAAGGGTATTAGAACAAATCATAAGAAATTAGGATGTTTATTCGAATCATTTTTAGGTGCATTATTCTTGGATTTTAATAAAACCGAGATAATTGATGACAACGCCTTATTCGCCAATTTTTTTGTTACAGGACCCGGTTTTCAATTTGCACAAATATTTATTGAAAGTGTATTGGAAAAACATATCAATTGGAATGACATAATTAATAATGATGACAATTATAAAAATATACTTCAGGTTAAGATTCAAAAAGAGTTTAAGGTTACGCCCTATTATATCGAAATTGAAGAATATGATCCTGAAATAGGTTATACTATGGGGGTTTTTATTTGTTTAGGGCAACAAATACACGAAGTAAATAATAACGAGGCAATATCATTTAGAACACTTGGCACATTTGAACACGTACACGAGTTAGCGACCAAAAATGATGGAAAGGCATTTGTATTTTTAGCAAAGTCTGTTCATAAAATTAAAAAGAAGGCTGAACAAGATGCTTGTGCAAAATCGATCGATTTAATTGATTAAAAATATAATATTTAAACTTTTTATGTATTTAAATATTATATGAGTAACCAACAATTACAACAGTTATTTAATAAACCAATACCTTCTAAATTAAAAGAATTTAATGTTATTATTAACATTCCATTTACAGGTGAAGATGGAAAGGTTAATAGTCTAAATATAGACATCGAAGATAAAACAAATGATAAACTGGTAAATAAAAATAGGTTTATGAAATCAATTAAATCAAAGAAACGTGTCATCGATACCACGCTTCAAAAAATAGAAAAGGAGGATCTTGAACCCGAAAAGAAAGAAAAAATTAAAAAGGATGCTATCAATAAATTAATTATAAAACCATCTCAAACGAAAAAATTAAAACAAAATTTAACCGACACCAGTATTGCTGCAGTTTCTGAAATAAAAACAATTCAAATTGGTGATGAAATTATTGGTAATAGATTACCAATTGATAGGGGATCTAAGCCTATTATTAAATCTAGTTATTTCATGAATAATAGAGAAAATTTTATTAAATTTATTAACGGATTGTTAAAGCCATACAGACAGGATATTTTAGATGAAACTAAAGAAACATGTGATTCTAAAAGTAGTCAGAAAGAACAATCTTTATTTACTCATCAAAAAATCGTTAGAGATTACATTAATCTGTATACTCCTTATAGAGGTGCTTTACTATATCACGGTTTAGGTTCAGGAAAAACATGTTCTTCTATTGCAATCGCTGAAAATATTATTAAAAATGTTTCAATTATTACAGCTGAATCTATGATTACCAATCAAAAAGTGGTTGTATTAACTCCTGCATCTTTGAGAACTAATTATATTGAAGAAATTAAAAATTGCGGAAATCCTATTTATAAGAAAAAACAGTTTTGGGAATTTATTAACACAGATGAAAGTCCAGAATTAATTGAAATATTATCGACTTCTTTAAATTTACCAACTAGTTATATTAATACCCAACATGGAGCTTGGTTGGTTAATGTAAAAAAAGCGAATAATTATGATAAATTATCAGAAACTGAACAAAATAGTTTGAATTCACAATTAAAAACAATGATAGATCAAAAATTTATTTTTCATAATTATAATGGTGCACTAGCTAGAAAAAGTAGAATAAAAGAACTTACTTCTGATGGTACAATTAACATTTTTGAGAATAAAGTTGTTATTATTGATGAAGCACACAATTTCGTCAGTAGAATTGTGAATAAGATCGAAAAAAGCAAACCAAGTGCTAATGGTCTTTATAATGATAGCGATGAAGCATCCTTAAAATTATATGATATGCTTATGAGTGCTAATAATTGTAAAATTGTATTATTAACCGGTACACCAATTATAAATTATCCCAACGAGATGGGTATTATGTTTAATATCTTGCGAGGATATATTAAAACATGGCATATTCCGGTGAATGAAACGCCATCATTAAAAACAAGAATTACTATTGAGTTATTACAAAAAATACTAAAAAAAGAAAAGCATCTAGATTTTGTATCGTACAATTCTAACGTATTAACAATTTCAAGAAACCCATTTGGTTTTGTAAATTCGGTTTATAGGGAAGAGTATAAGGGTGTAAAATTAAATACAAACGGTGATATTATGGATGATAAGGTCTTTATTGACAATATAATTAAAACACTTACCACAAATAATATTGAATGTATACAATCGAATATTAAAATTATTCTTACAAAGGCGTTGCCTGACAAATTAGATGAATTTAATAATAAATTTATTGATTCAGATAAAGGTGATGTTAAAAACATAGATATATTTAAACGTAGAATTGTCGGATTAACATCTTATTTAAATGATAAAGAAAATTTAATGCCTCAATACGACGCAGATAAGGATTTTTATCTAGAACGTATCGAAATGAGCGATTATCAATTTGCAAAGTATCAAGATGTTAGAAATGCGGAAATTAGTAAAGATCAAAATAAAAAAAAGAATAATTTATTTACCGATAGTGCTTCGTCTTATAGAATTTTTTCAAGATCATATTGCAATTATGTTTTTCCCGAAGACTATCCTAGACCATTTCCCCATGAGGGTGGTATTGCAGAAAATTTTGATAATATGCGAAATGAAGACGATATTGATGGCTTAGTTGATAAAGATAGAGTAGGTAATCCTAACGCCGGCATATCAGAAGATGATGTTCAAACCCCATCTGCTATTCAAATTACATATCAACAAAAATTAAAGGATGCGTTGGATTTCTTATCATTAAACGCTGACAGATTATTATCGGTTGATGCACTTGAGACATATAGTCCCAAATTTTTGAAAATTTTAAAGAATATTCTTAATCCAGCAAATTTAGGCTTACATTTATTATATAGTCAATTTAGAACAATAGAAGGTATTGGTATATTTTCATTGGTACTTAAGGCAAATGGTTTTATTCAATTTAAATTAACAAAAAATTCATCGGGTCAATATGTCTTAGATATTCCAGAGGGAATGATTGTGGGACAACGAATGTTTGCACTTTATACTGGTACTGAAAGTGCTGAAGAAAAAGAATTAATTAGAAATATATATAATGGAGAATGGAATTTACTTCCCAATAATCTGGCCCTTCAATTAAAACAAGTTGCGCCTAATAATAATATGGGCGAAATTATTAAATTAATTATTATAAGTGCTGCAGGAGCAGAAGGTATTAGTTTGAAAAATACCAGATTCGTTCATATTATGGAACCATATTGGCATCCTGTTAGAACTGAACAAGTTATCGGAAGAGCTAGGCGTATATGTAGTCATGAAAATTTAGAGGAACCACTTCGAAACATTAAAGTTTTTTTGTATTTAATGAAGTTGAGTGAGGGACAGGCAAAATCTGCATCAAATCAATTACAGCGGTTCGATGTAAGTAAAACAGATAAATCAAGTAAAATACCATTAACCACCGATGAAAATTTATATGATCTTGCTAGAAGAAAACAAAATATACATAAACAATTATTAAAATGTGTAAAGGAAACGGCTATTGATTGTGCTATACAGTTTAAATCCACATCTAGTGAAACATTAAAATGTTATTCATTTTCAGGGGAAACTGACCCTAATGTATATTCATATAAACCTAATATTTCTAACGAAGAAACTGATAAAGCTATACAAAAAGTGAATAAACAAGAATTCATTTTTAAAGCACGTGTATTTAATGCTGACGGGAAAAAATATGCGATGAAGATGGACGATGAAGGTAAACCAACCGGAATATTATATGATATTGATATATATAAATTAGCAAAGGAAGACCCGGATATTGAAATGTTCCCTGTTGGTAAAGTCATCCAATCTCCTGATGGAACTACAAATATAGATTTTAACTAAACAGAGCGACCAAACATATACTATTTGAAAAAAATGATAACAGCATTATCTGTTACTAATATGCTGTTTATATAACCCACAAATTGTTTCGTTATCAACACGAAGACGCTGTCTAAGTACTTGGATTGACATTAAATAATCAGCTACAGGTTTATAAAATAACCAATAATATTCATCTCTGCTATTTGTATCTATATTTATATAAAAACTATTTCCAGGAAAGGTTGGAGATTGGCGATCACTTGAGATTGTTTCTTCTCCATTTATATATTCTATCATATTTCCAATACTAATTACAGCGTGTCCATACCAGGTACAGATGTTCAAGTTCTCAATAGTACCACGATATTTATTTACACTACCACCTGAGCCAAAGCTTTCAATATAATATGTTTTTTCATTTTCCAAATTGTATGGCGAAATTACTTGCATTATATAACCCAAGGTCTAGTGTTTATATAGTTAACCGGTTGTTTAAATGATAAAATATGTTAATTTTAAAAATATAATATAAATATAATTTGTTATTTATATTATGAATTTTATACCAGAACCTTGTTCACTAGATAATAATATGATCACAAGAGCTTTTCATTCTGCCTCTGCACAGTTTGATTTTGTTTCTACAGATAATACTGATTTTGATAACTCATGTATATATGGCGACGAACGTGTATTTGATAAATTATATGATAATATTGAGAATACTGAAAATAAACGATTACGTTATGGATTGACTCCAATTATGTTTGCAGGTTGGAATCAAAATACAGTTTTTTTTTACCATTTATTAAATAATTATAATGTTAATTTTAATTTGACTAATAATTATGGGCAAACTATTTTGCATTTAGTGTGCATGAGAAAAATGATTGAATATATAGAACCGCTAGTAATTCGTGGAGCAGATATTTATACTAGAGACACATACGGTTACAGCTCACTTGATTATCTTACAAATTATCCAATTAATACTGAAAATATTATTAGACTTTATAAAAAGAATCGGGAAGTATTAAATTAATGAACCACCAGTAGATATATAAGGAAATTTTGATTTTTGTTTGCGTGTTCTTCTCCTTCTCCCCCCTTTAGATAGTACTCTTTTTGTACGCTGATGACGTCCCGAATTTGATGGATCCGTGTATTTTGCTAAATAATTAGTGACATTCCCCATATTTCTACTCAGAGGTAGTAATGGATATAAAAATTTTCTGTAAAAATGAAGATAATTTATATTTGATTGATAATCTCTCATACCTGAATCGCTGGGACCAAATATATTTTTTGCTAAAAACGTTTTTGTTTCGTTGCTTAATGATAAATTAGAATTTACGGCTGTTCTATTTTTAACTTGACTACTACCATCTAATACCCAATAACTTTCATTTATAGTGAATTTATGATTTGTTAATTTATCTGAATATAATTTTTTTTCAGAATCTGCATCTGTTTCGTATATTTCATTTTTAAAATCTAATGCACTTTCTGTTACTTCATACCAACTATGATGATAGCACCCAACTAAATATGCTATTGCAATATGATATATTTTATCTAGATCTTTTATACCACAAAAATATGCTAACTGTAAGTATTTCCAGGTAGAACCTGATAATCCACTTCTTATATATTTAAATTTGTCTTTTTGTAGTTTATCAACACCTGCTGCTCTATCTCCTCTATTGTTTGCATCTATTTCTAATTCTTTTAACATATTAAAACGTAAAACACCTTCTGTATTTAATTTAACCCCAGAAAATCCGGTGCTCCAATAAATAACACCATCTTTTACCTCTTGTGTATACTGTTTATCATCACTTTTATATTTTAGCATGTATTCTTTTTCCCTATCACTTAATCGAATATTTTTTAAATTAGACTTTGATTTACGGGGATACACAGTTTTAACTCTATCTTCTATATTTCCTAAAAAATCATCTGTTATTTTTATATCAAATATGTTCTGTTTATTTTCCACATCTTCTAAATTGATCTTTACACTATTCCAATTTTTTTTGGATTCATTAAAATCAAAACATAATGGATATCTACCTGATGGTAAGTCTATATTATTTGTGTTATTTCTAAGATGTTTTACCTTATTAAATTGGGTTGAAAATATTTTTATCTTTTCCATAAAGTAACTGATATTTGTATAATGAGTCAAATTTGGAATTAAGGTGCGGTTTTTTTCTATTTTTTCATATATCATATTTAACGGTGGGGCGCTTTTTGTTTTTGTTTTTAACTTTAAAAATGCGTCTCCGCATTTCTCCGTAGATACCTTTTCATATATATGAGAATTTTTATTATCTCCCATATCTAATGGATGACTGGTGCAATTCCAAAAACAATTCATAAGCTGTACTTTTTCTCTAAAATTTAACTCTTTTATGCCTACGGCTGTTAATGTCTCTTCCGTTACTATAAATGAACCTGGGCTAACATACGTTGGTAAGTTATCTCTATTTAATTCTTTTCTTTTTAACGGCATACCTTGATTTAATAAATCAACTAATGAATAATTTTCTTCGCTTATTTCAAGCTTACACTTTTGATCTATATTTTTACATATTGTTATTCCTTCTTTTACAATTAATAATATTTTTATTAAAAATTCATTCATTAAATTATTTAATTCTGGATCTGTTTGCATTACAATTGCTGAAATACTTGCTTTTTCAGATTCAAATAATAATCGTAATGTATCTTTCGTATATTTAAAATTTCTATCGCTATTACCTATATCATTCATAAAACTATCGTGTATTTTTTTAATCCCGATATCTAAGTTTTGTTTAGTACTATTCATATTTAATTCTCCAATATCTGGATTATAATTTATTGCAAATAACCCTTCTTCATAATCACGCTGTGCTCGTGGATCAATATCCCCTATTTTACCATTAAACCAATATTGCCATATATCACCTCTGCTATCTTTTGATTCTTCTGGATTATTGAATAAGGGTAGTATATCATCTTCTATGTCCAGTTTTATTTTATCTAACCGTTCATCTTTTATAGTATGAAATACATTATACAAATCGTCTAGACTGGTCATATATTATATTTATATATTATTTATGTGTTTCTTTTGTATTTTCTATATATTCCATTACCATATCTATCTTCTTATCCATTTTTTTTAATTGAAACAATATTGTTTCTATAGTATTAACACTATTGGTATTAGTTGTTACCTTTTTTAATTTACTAAATATATCCAATTCAGATTCAGCTACAAAAATATCACCTACTATTTCAGTTGGAGTTACATTATGTATTTCTTCTATCTTATTTAATGAAATATCATGGGGAAACTCTAGTCCAATCCATTTTTTGCCATCTTGTATATTATCACTATTAATATCATTATCATCATATTTTCTTTCTTTCATTTTTTTTTGAAGTTCGTCATCAACATTTAATAATGGTCCATCCATATCATCAGAAAATGCTATTTCTGCGGGTGTTTCGGTTTTCATAGAAACAGTAAACGCATCTTGTCTTTTTTTCAATCTACTTTCAAAATCACTAACTCTATCTTTCGTTATTTCTTCCTTTGTAATTAAATTATTATTCTTAATTTTTAGGTTCATTTCTACTAAAAAAACTTTATTTTTTTCAAGTAATTCAACATCTTTATTTTGTTCTTCAACATGTTTTAATACTGACTCAAATGTTTTTTTAACATTAAAGACATTGTTATTAATTTCGGATTTGAACGTATCATTTTCTAATAATAAATCCCATAAAAACCCCTTATTATCCGAGGATAGAAACATATTATAATAAATTATTATAATATTTTTTTAAATCAATATACAGTATTAAAATATACTTTTCTGTATTCGGTCATTTCATTATCGCTTATTTTCCCTTTTTTGAATTTGTCACTCCATGTATTAATTGTTTTTATCATATTAGTTATAAAATAAATCGAATATACTCCACATTCTGTGTCTTTTTTTTGATGTTCATGTGGGTATATTTCATCAAATTTTAATTCGATTCCTAATTTATTTCCCTGTGCTTGTATTTTTGTACACAGTTTTTTTATTTGTCTTGGAATTTTATCTCCTACACTATCAAAATAATAAATATATTTAGATTTTATATCTATAAATAATGATACCCAATGAGACCCTCCTTTATAATGGGGGTCTAAATTAAATATAATACCTATTTTATTCAGATTTCGTTTCAATAATTTGTCTAAATTAAAATTACATAATTCTTCCCAAACACATTCGCCATATGCCATTTGTGTATCATAATCTATAGGAGATGGTCCAATAAATTCAAAATTTTTATATTTCTTTTCATATTGCTTCATTACTTTGCTTATGTCTACGCTGCTTAACCATTCATTCGGATTTTTTTTCCACTCATCGGGTGCAAATGGAGCAAAGAAATCATTTATTAATTTTTTTTTATTATCTAGTTTATTCAATAATTTTCGCATCCAACATGATTCTTGTCGGCAAGTATAATGCAATTTATCCTTTAAGTGTTTCCATATGTTCAAATTATCAGTATAATTGATTTTTTCCTCGGGATGTTTTTTATTCCAAGCACTCTTTAATTTTTCCAATACATCACTTGTATAACACGTAAAATTACCACCTGAGTTATTATTTACGTTACATACATCCTTAATAAAACCTTCTTTTTTATTCTTTTTAGTTTGTGATTTATTCTTTTTGGTTTGTGATTTATTATTTCTTTTTGTTTTCTTTCGAGGCATATATATATTATAATGATTTTTATATAATATATATTTTTTATTTGGGTTTGGTTCGTTGTCCTCGCGTATGATTGTTAAATATATCTATTGAATTTGAAGATTTATCGGGATTAAATGGTTTAAAATCTTGTCTATCAAACAATAATGGATGCGATAATTGTGAAGGAGGTATTTCATTATTTCCATGTATCGTATCTTTATATAAATCACTAGTTGAGTTGGGCACATAAACCGATTGATTACATTTCTGTAAACCGAAGTAGGAATTTCTTAAATTGTTCTCTAAATCAATATTTTTTATATATCCCGAATACGGTCCTTTATCGTTACCTGGATTAAAAGTATCTGACACTTCGTAAAAATTTCTCTCTTCGGATTCATTATTTCTGGGTCTAACGTGTAATGTTGGGAACTTAACATATTTTGTTGGAACTGCTCTAAACGCAAACTGAGCTTCTAATTTATGATCAGGAATATTTCGTTTGTAAAAACTATCGTTTATATTTACATGATTCTCATTTTCACATAAATATAATCCATTTACTACACCATACATTTTTTCTTGATCCATATATAATTTATATAATATATTTTTATATAAATTATTAATAATTCATTTTTGTTTGATAAATTACATAAAATATAAATAATCCATAAAAGTTCTTTGAAAATATATCTAACACGTTGTAGCATGTATTTTTTAATTCAAAATTTAATAATGCAGCAACCCCATATAGTGCCCAAACTCCAAATAAAAATTTATATAAATATAGGTTTGTTGTATTATCTCCTATATAATTGTTCTCCAACACTTGAAACAATAAATAAAAAAATATAAATCCCAGCGGAACGCTAATATATTTAGATAAATATCCAAATTCACCTAATAATCCAAATAACAACATCGCAAAATTATAAATAATAATTTGATATACCTTTTCTTTTTCATGTTCAATAAAATCTTTAGTTTCTATTTTCTTTTCATTATCTTTCATCGTATTATATTTCATAAACATAACGGTTGAAACTAGCATCAGCGGTGTTGTGATATTCCAATCAATATATCGAATTAACGTTACGTTTTCAGGAATATTGCTTAAATTATTTACAAGCCAATAATAAAATATGAATTCTATAAATTGAACTATTGTTTCTAATCTTAATATATCTTTTAATATACGGTCTTCTGGTTTTAATTCCAGAAATAGTCCTACACTTCCAATACCACCTGTTATTAATTGTACTATCAAAGATATATATGCTGTTTGAATTAATAATTTTTTAGTGTCCATATATATATACTACTAAAATGAAAATTTTATATGAAAAGATTTTTGATTTTACAATCATTAGTTTATATGTTTTATATTTTATAATTGTTTATAATTTATATTCGTCTCAAAAAATTTCAATAAATAACGGTAGCTTTAAAGGGTCATTTAGTGAAACAAACTTAAGAAAATATTTAGATAAATTACAGTTTTTTTTAAGAACATTTGTAGTATGTTTTTTAATAATTCGATTTAATCCATTTACTAAAAATGATTTTACAAATTTTGATAGAAAGCTCGTATTCTCATCTGCATTATTATTACTAAGTACAACTGGAATTAATGAAGTTATAATGTCAAATAAATATATTAGTCAACAAATTAAAAATTTATACTCGTTAGTAATATAAATGGAAACTGTTTTTGAAAAACAAAAGATTATAATAATTATGGCTGGAGGCGATGGAAAACGTATGAAATCATCTAAACCAAAGGTCTTACATAGCGTGGATAATATGCCAATGATAGTAAAAATTATACATGAAGCATTAATATTATCACCTAGTAAAATTTTTATTGTTGTCGGTAAGCATAGAGTTTTAATTGAAAATACTATTAAGGAACATATTAATGAATCTGTTATTGAATATATTGATCAACTTGCACCTTTAGGAACTGGATATGCTATCATGAGCTGTCGAAAAAGAATTATTAAATATAAATATTCAGATGTTCTTATATTATCAGGAGATGTTCCATGTATTACAAGTAATACTATGAAAAAAATGTTTAAAAATGTTAACAAATGCAAAATTGCGGTATTTGATAAGGAAATACCTTTTGGATACGGAAGAATTATTACAAAAAATAATGAGTTTGTAAAAATTGTTGAACATAAAGATGCAAACGAAGAACAAAAATTAATTAATCTTGTAAACTGTGGGTTATATTGCATGGACTGTGTTACATTATGTAAGTATTTACCATTTCTTAAAAATAAGAATAAACAATCAGAATACTATCTTACAGATATTATTGAGATAATTAAAAGATATGAACAAATTAATATTGATATGTATCAAGTTCCATTGATGAAGTATATAGAAGTTACAGGTGTTAATACACCAGAAGAATTGCTGGAGGTTAATAATTATTTAGAAACATTAAAACTCTCTTATTAGGTTTAACAATTGTTTTGATGCTATTATATCGATCGTCTTTTCCTTACTATCTTTGTCAGTATGATTATACTTTAACTTTTTTAAAAATATAGAGTTTAAATATTTAACATACATGCCTCTATCATATTTTAATATTGAACTCTCCAAAAATCTTCCAAATAGTTCATTTAAGGATAATGAATATACATATGGTTTTACGTGTATATAATATACATTATCGTGTTCCATATATTTATGTTTTAGATCGTCAATAAAACATACCTGAGTATCGTTGGGCATTTTAGTACATTTAACTAAATCATTATATGTTTTACTATTTGTAGTGCGTAGTTGCTCTACTATTTCACCATTTATATTAAACGCACAAATTACATTATCAAATAACAGACCATGACATATTGTTTCGAGGTATTTCTTTATACGGATAGTCCATGATTTCGGACCTTTATTATTTGTGTATATACATATTCTATCTATTTTCCCCTCTTCACGTTGGGTTATTAAATATTTAAATATACCACATATATCAGGTCTTAAACACTCTTTATATAGATCCATAATTGAATTAAAGTTACTTTGGGACAATTTCTTATTTAAAAAAATTTCTATGGATTTGAATAGTATTGATAATTGGGCAAAATACCCTAATGTCCCATCCATATCAAATACTACTATTCGTTTTGTCATAATATATGGATATATTATTATATTTACATATATTATTAGGATAATGTCATCGCTTACACAAGCAGATTATAAAACAGTATTAACATATTACGAACAAAATATACCTACAGATAAAACAAAATTAAAACAAATCGCCGAGGATATTATTGCACAAAAGCTATGTAATTGCATTAAAAAGGTTAATGCTACGTATACTAATGAACCAAAAAGCATAGGCATATGTAAGAATTCGGTTTTAAAACGGAAGAATTTATCTATACACAAGTTCAAATGTGCAAAAAAGAAAGCATATTTAATTGGAAATAAAACTAGGTCAAAAAAACTTATGAAAACAGGTAATGTTTCAATTGTAAAAAAGACACGCAAGAGAAAACGTTAGCTATTTTTTAAATAATTCATTACTGACAGCAATACCTTTTCCTGATTATTTAATTTACGAAATATTAAGTTTTCGTCCATTTTTAATTGAAAACAGGCATTACGTTTTCCATAGTTATTCTTACAAATTACATATGTCCCACCTTCTCTTAATTCAATATCACATATTGTAGCACCTGATTTTAATCTTATCTCGTTGGGATTTAATAGATTTATCCATCGTATATAAGATCCATTTCTAAAATGGGGTATTTCATCTATATACATATAATCGTCGAGTTTATCTAATATTTCATTTGCATAATCATCCGATAACTGTAATTCACTTATCATATGATTTTTTATCTCTTCTATTTTTTCATTTGTTAAGTTCATTATATAAGAATTATCGTCATTATCTAATGCATCTTGTAATATATCCATACTTTCATTTTTATCCATACTTATACATATATTTTATTTTTATTTATATTTATAAATGATTATTCTTCTTTAATGTAAGTTAACTAAAAAATAGTTTTTTATTTTAACTTACATTACTAATATATCTAATCTACCTTTTTTCACCTCATATTTTCTAATGCCACTAATATGGCCTCCCCCAATCGGGTTGCTGCATTTTCACGATTATTATTATCGTGGAGTATATTATTTACCGGTATTATGGGAGTATTCTCATTACTATTGAATAAATTCCTGTTTATAATAAGATCATCTATAATAGCCGGTGGTGTTGGAATACTTGGGGTAGATGGAATCAGATGAGGCATCTCATTTTCATTCCACGTATCCCGAACTCTTCTTCGAGGTCTTCCACGACCTCTTCGGGGGGGATCTTCTGCCTCTTGGGGAGGAAGCCATCCTGTAACACGCGATCCATATTCCTCGCGACACAGCGGGCAATTATTACCAGCGGCAAGTTGGAAATGAGATAGGATGCAATCGCAACAAAATTTATGACCACACTTTGTTACCATTATATTTGCATTACCAAGTTCATCCCAACATACACCACACGTGGTGGCGTCACTTACTGTGACGTTAGTAGGTTGAGTATCAGCCGGTGGAGGAGGTAAATTCGCTAGATCAATACGGGGGATTTCCCGAGGCAGATTGGGTGTTGGGGTTGAGGGCTGTGTTGAGGGCTGGGTTTCCTCATAATCCATGAATATGGCTTCGTCAAAATTAGAGTAATAGTGTTCCCGATGAAGAACGACTAGTCGTTTAATAATGCGAATACGAGTACTAATTGCATCCACTCGATCACCAAAACACACATTAAGATTTGCGTTATGACCACGTGAAAACCAAGATTTGGGCGGAGCTTCCCAAAGAGGATCATGAGCTCCAATTATACTAACCTCATTACGAACGTAGTGATTATTGAATACTACCTCTTGCCATTCGCGAGGAAGGTCAAGTTCATCTTCAATTATCTCCCCAATATGAATCTGTCCGCCCAATAATTCATTTGGATAAACCATTTTTAGGCACGCAGATCTATTCCCATTGATTACATAATATCCTGTACTATTTACTATGTTATTTCTTACCGTAATGCGCTTCCACCAGTACTTACGATTTAACTTATCGCTTTCATGAAATATGGGATCATATCCATTTTCAAAAATACATCGAGCGCGAGCATTTATGCGTTCTTGGCAGTTGGCGAAGTTATGACCCGATTGGGAACAGAAAGAACATACCATTTTAAAACTTTTAACTTTTGAAATTAATCAACAACTTATCTTTTAAAAATAACATTTTTATAATATTATAATCATTTTTTTTTAAATAAGTGGTTCTCAAGACATTTCCTATAAATTTCACGTTTTTCACTAAAAAAGGCTAGACTTATTCAAAAAAAATTGATTTGTTTTGAATTATATATATATAAGTATCCACTTAAACAAGTAACAAGCAGTAAAGCAAACATGTCCTCTATTACCCAAACCACTTTCGAAACCACCTTCACACGTGCTGATGTTCGCCAACATCTTCGCAACAGGTGTGCTAATACTTTCTTAAAAAAAATGACCGATGAAGAGAAAAAAAATATATACGATAACGCATCTATCACAGTTAATACCGACGGCGTCCAGGTCGGACGTACTGATTTCAAGAATACCGATTGGATTCGTGAAATTATTGCGTCATGGAATCGTGTTGAAGATAACCATATTCCCGTCTCTGCCATGGAGACTATTATTATGAAACCCGAGGCAATTGATGCCATGAACCAAAAGTTCGAAGCCAAGGAAGTCGCCGCTTCCGAGAAGAAGGCTGCCGCTGAATCAGCTAAGGCTGAGAAGAAGGCTGTAGCTGAATCAGCTAAGGCTGAGAAGAAGGCTGTAGCTGAAGCAGCTAAGGCTGAGAAGAAGGCTGCAACTGAAGCAGTTAAGGCCGATAAGAAGGCCGAGAAGAAGCTTAATGTTAGCAAGGCCAAGCTTGCAACCATCGACCCTGATGCAGTATTGAATACTGAGGGATTGGTTATTGTCGATAACGTTGTTTTCGGAAATGAAAATGACGATGATATGACAATTACTATGACTATCAAGGATTACGCTAAGGCTTTTAAATCCCATAAAAAGTTACTAGTCAAAGAAATCGCACAGGCAGTCAAAACTAACGCTAAGATTGCGGCTGCTGCAGAAAAGTTTGAAGCCAAGGAAGCGGCCAAGGCCGATAAGAAGGCTCAGGCTGAGGCAGCTAAGGCTGAGAAGAAGGCTCAAGCTGAGGCAGCTAAGGCTGAGAAGAAGGCTCGTAAATCCACGATTAAGGAAACTGTCAAGCATCTAACTGATAGCGATAAGCGTATCTTAATCGCTGACAACGCCACATGGCTAGCTGATAACGATAGAACCGCCGCATCAGTTGAAGAGTCTCTTGCTCTTATTACCAGCAAAGATTATCATAAGTTATTGAGCGAGTGTGATGGTGAGTTGTCAAAGATGAGCTGGTATCAACATAACGTGACCGAAGAGTAAGTATAGATAGATAGATATTATTATTTAATTAACTAAAAAAGTAATCTTTTTTATTGTATATTTAAATAAAATTGATTTCTTCTTCTTCATTTTATATTAATTAAAAAAATGCTAACTCTACTATTGATTGTTATTCTTATTGCACTAAGTAATGCTGTTGAAATTACTTACTTAAATAGTATAAACTATTCTAATAGTTCCCAGATATGGATTACAACTAAGATGAGTACGAATATACCTATTCACACTTATAATATTACGGATGAGGTAAATAGTAGTTATGACGACGAAGACAGATATGATTGGATAATGTATACTATTTAAAATAAAAAAATATAATTATATAAAAATCTTATGTAATTATATTTTTTTGTAATGTTATATTAATGAATTCAGTTGTAAAAGATAGTTTAGTTGGGGCATTTATGTTTGGATTAATATCATACGTTCAACAAAAATATTCAGATAAATCGTCTTATTTTAAAGTTATGGCGTTTGTATGGGCAGCACCATTCACCTATTTTTATTTATTATATATTACATCACGTGCTGGAAAAGAATCATTAAATGGCTTTAACAATCATGCATTAATTGGAACACTTGCTACTGCGTTTTTAATATTATTATATATGTATTTAAAAGATAAAATGCCTATTAATAATATCATTTGTGTTACCTTTCTACTAACTGCTCTATTTACATTTGGGTATTATTATTTTAACATTATTGAAAAAATATAAAGATATAAATATACTATTATTTAATGGGTGGTATAATTAGCTGTAGTATAAAGAATATATCGGAAAATGTTATTGCTGTTGATTTAGATAATACTATAACGCCTCCTGAAATTAATAAAATGGATCGTGGTACTGATTGCGACCAAGATGTACCTGTACATATTGTACACGCAAAGACTGACTATGATTTGGCAAAAAGACGACTGAGCAGGGCGAGTTTTGTATCTGAGTGAAAGTATACATTTCTTAATTATAATATAATTATAATATATATAATTAAGATGAAAAAGGTTTTCAATCGAAAAGGTGGCGGGAAAAGAAGAACCAAGAGAAAAACTCGTTCAAAAAGACAGAGAGGAGGAAATCCAGACGAACAAGACGAAAAGGATCAATATCTTTTTGATGCAATTGGTAGTTATAATTACGACAAAGTTGAAGAGGCCTTAAATAACGGAGCTAATGTGAATAGGCAGGTTGATTATTTTCCGGAGGTTGTGCGTCATGATGATCCAGAAGTAATTACACCACTTATACGCGCAATTATTTCTGGAGATTACTACATAGTTGAATTATTATTATACCACGAAGATATGGATATTGTACTTGATCTTGAGACAAACACAGAACTTGCACTGGCAGAAAATCGGACACCAGAGGGTGAAGACCAAAATGGTATTCCTTATATGATAGAAGAGTACATAGTCATGAAAAATAATATAAAAGATCACAGATACAAAAATATAAAACAACTTCAACATTCCATCAACAGAAAAGCAGAAGAAAGAAAAAATACAATTCCTTCTTTGGCTGTAATGGCTGCTGCCTCATTAACTTCTGAGCAAAAACAAAAATTACACAGGGAATCATTGAATGTAAATGAGGAGACCGGTCAATTAGAAGCCTATTATGGCGGAAAAAGAAAAACCAGAAAATCCAGAAAATCCAGAAAATCCAAAAAATCCAAAAGAAAATCCAAAAAATCCAAAAGAAAAACCAAGAGACATTAAATTCGAACTAAAAAGGTTTTCTATTTCTATCTAAAAATTAATTAAATCCATTAATTCTTTTTCTGTTATATGTTTCTGAAATTGTAATATATAACAAACATCAAAAATATAAGATTCTTCGCCACCTCCTTCAATATCTAAATCTAATATGTACTTGACACAAAATTCAGGTGTAAGGGTTTGGGTTGCTAAGAGTATTTTTTCATCAAGATGATTTTCCACAATATTCTGTTCTAGAATATCAATAGAATATGTATATCTATTATTGAGTAAATCGGTATTTGTTACTTTCATATAATATAAATATAAAAATATATTTATATTATCTTATTTAAAAATATATAAACAGTTTAAAAACGTTAGCATATTACATATATAAATGGAGATTATCAATACAAATGATTTTTGCAAGCTAATTACTTCAAACCGCTATGCTAGCGGTGATATTATTCATACGTTAAAGGGTGAAATGTATAACAAGCCTTCGAGAACTACTATAGAGATCGGAAAAGACCTCCATGTTGACGATCCATATGGTATTTTTATTAATCATGCGTTTGACCCAACATGTGTGATTATTAAAGACACCGTTGTCGCCGCAAAAGATATGGAAATTGGCGAGGAAATCACTTTCAACTATAACGTAAGTGAAACGAAAATGGCAACGCCATTTGTGGATACTATGACTGGACACCCGGTTTGCGGTCATTCGAACTAAAAATATATATTAAAAATAATTTTATTATATATTTTATGCATTTATAATTGAACTAATATAATTCATAATTATTAAGAGTGCAAATATATCAAGTATGTTTCTTTATTTCATCTGTAATTGAAACAAATAATTCATTAAAAGAGTCACACATGAAATACTCTCTGATATCAGCGGGACTATTTCTACATTCATATGTTGTGCAAATACTAGATTCGTTTATAACTGATTTTATTTTTTCTTCAAACAATTTTATTTTTTTAATTTTGCATAACGATACATATCTACAACATGGATTTTTATGAAAATCAACGTGAGGAAAGTCTTCACCATTCTTTGTTTTCTCTTGCTCTCCCGTATAATCAAATATTCTGCTTTGGTTTGTCGAAAACCCAAGTTTGAAAAAGTTGTAACCCAATTCAACAATATAAAAATAACCTTCGAGCTGTTTCTCTACAGAATTTTTAGAAGCCGTTGGTTTAATTAATACATATTCATCACTATTGGGTGACGGGTTTTTATTATATGTTTTATATACATCTGTTAGACATTTTATAAAATTATGTAACTCGCCCATTGTTTTCAAATTAAACTGTGATTTCAACCCATTTAATGTTAAATGAAATTTTGAATTCGGAGATACACATCGCAATACACTTCTATATTTTTTACTTCCAAACAAGTTTCTGTTTGTGACATTCCACTCTACGGGGCGATCACTTATAAATGTCCCACCAATTTCAATATATAGTCCCGAACATGCTTCTTCTGATTTTCCAACAATAGACTTATTTCTATCTTCTTTACTCATATCATCTATGTTGTATTGCAAGAGAGAAAAATCAGGAGTGATTGTTTCATCATCATTCTTATATTTTTGTCTTAGAACCGAATTACCATTTTTACGAAATTCGTATAGATTTTCATCTATTTTGAAGAAATAATTATATAAACAGTCTGCGTTTATGAAAATATCTATTTTTAATTCATTCTTTTTTTCATCTGTATATCCAATTACATCTATATTATTATTTTCGACTATTGTAAACTTGGTATATCCAGGTAATTTTATATATAATTCAAGTCCTTCACTAATTTCCTTATAATATTTTATTTTTAATCTTTTAATCATATCGTCAAAATTATAACTTGTTTCTTCTACTTTATACTCATTTAATATTTTTGTATCTTTTAATTTTTGATTTATAAATATTGTCTTTGGTTTAAAAGGATATTTATCATGTATATTATTGAAAATATCGTTTATTGAGGATACTACCTCGTCTTCCTCTTTTGCAATACTAGTTGATCTGCGGTATATTTCATCAAATTCAATTTCTGATACATCTTCAATTAATGCAGTTTGTATATCATGAGTATTTACTTCGGAAATATAATATACTTCATCGTTGTCATTATAAGTAATATGTTTCCATTTACCAGACAATTTACATATAAAAAATTTTTGTCCAATTCCTTTACTTGCAATATTATTAATGCTCTTTTGTTCATCATTGGTATTATACCATTTCGCCAGGTTATTTATATTAACCATCGTCGTATCATTCTCATATCCAACCACACAAACTTTGTCATGTATATTAATGTCAATAAACATCTTATTCGAGTTTGAATGTTTTCTGTCATCTATTATTTCATATAATATGTCGACTATAGGACAACTTTCTATTCCTGTTAACTGTGATCGTATCGCACCTTTTGCAACTACCATTCTTATAGTATATTACACTATTTATTCTTTATATAGTTTTCAATTGATAATGTTGGTTTTCAATTGATAATGGGCAATCTGTTGTTTATATGATTAATATTTCCCTCCCTTCGATAAGTTTTCCGCCGCCCACAACGGCTGCAAATTCGTATAGTGAAAACATTTCTTTTGCTCCTCTTCCTCCTTTAAATCAAAACTACAGCACGGCTTTATATGGTCTATGTGCCATTCTCCGTGATTTTCCCACGTCATACCCTCCGTGAATTTGCCTTCCAGATACCCTTTGAGAAATGATAACTCGCAGCCTGTTAGCTGCTTTGTTCTGTGTTTTTTATCTGCTTTTTGATTTTTTAAAGCATGCCACAAACGACACCTTAAATTTCTTTCTAACTTAAATACAGGATCTACTTTACATCGTGCGACTTTATAATCTGAAGTTTGTTTATTAATTTGTTTTTTATTATTTTGATAATATTCTTTTCTATCTTTGGATAAACATTCTTTACACGCAGCACGTATTGTTCCTTTGCATTTTGCAATAAAATATTCATCTAATGTTTTATTTTCATTACAAACAGAACATATTTTGGTTTCAGTAATATCAATAACAACTTCACCAACATTCTCTTTAATTTTTTTATAATATTCTTGACTTTTTTGTTTTTCTTCATCTTTTTTCGTTTCAGTAAATTTTGATTTTCTTAATTTTTCATAATCATTTTTACATTCTTTACACCATGTTTTACCTTTGGGAATAGTTTTTATTTGAAAGCATTTCCGACATTCTTCTTCTCGTTCATTTGGAATACGATTTTGTCGTTGTAGAACCTTTTCTTTATTAAAACAAGTTCTACACACCTTTCTTCTAGGCATTAATTCTTTTTCTTCATTACATTTAGAACACTCCATATAAATATATATATTGATATATGTTTATATTATTTTATTAATGATTTGTTGGTATTTCTCCTAAATATATCCACCTCTTAATCGCAAAACTAAATGAAGTGTACTCTCTTTTTGGACGTTATAGTCTGCTAATGTGCGACCATCTTCAAGCTGTTTACCAGCAAAAATCAATCTTTGTTGATCGGGTGGGATACCCTCCTTATCTTGTATCTTTTGTTTAATATTGTCGATAGTATCAGAAGGTTCAACTTCTAATGTAATAGTTTTTCCAGTTAATGTCTTTACGAAGATCTGCATTATATATATAGTTACTAAAAATTTTTAAATTGTTTATGATAAGACTTTAATAATAAAACGACATTTTATTATTAAAAAAGATTTAAAACATAGCACCAAATCCTCCACCAAGAGCTTCGTTTGCTGCCATCAAGGGGCTGCCCCCTTGAAATCCATCTGCTGGAGCATTTGCATTAACAAGAGGATTTTCAGTATTATAGTACATGCTATCAAATCCGTTGCTGGCTTCACTCTTTACACTTAACTTTTCTGGCATAGGAAACTGAGCAGATGCACCACCGCTGTTAGCTTGTGTTCTTAGAGCGGGGCCACCATTTTTTGGTTTTTCCTCTTCTTGTGCGGATGAAGTTCCAGTAGCAAATTCGAATACTCTATCTACTAATATATTTACCTTCTCTCCCAGTTTAGTATTTAAGCTGAGGACAATTACTAAAACTCCTAAAACTGTGTTTTTCACGATATATGGTTCATATTTATCTCCACTATATGGAGGAACAAATGTTACTAATCGATCGATGTAATATAATCCAAAAAACATTACTAAAATTTGAGCCAGAATCTCTATTGATATTTCTAAACTAGTTTTCGATTCATCCACCTCGGGGATATAAACTCGAACCGATTTATTTAATAATACAACAGGGATTATTGCTAAAAATGCATATTGAAGGGTGTTAAATAAATCCGACTTTGTAGTATCGTCGAATTTCAAAACGTGATTCATAAAATTTAATTTTTCTCCTGATTTTTTACTTGCTTCTTGTAAATCTTCCATATGTAATAGATATATATTTTATAAAACATTTTATTTAAAATTGATTAAAATTAATACTTAATTTTATAATTAAAGAAATTAAACATGTCTAGATTATTAAATAATTTAAACATATTTAGATTAGAACCAAATTATCCACAAATTACCAAATCTATTATTTATGAACTTGGTATTGAAACAACAAAAAAATTAAATGATAGTCAACAAAAATTAGAAAGCATTACATGGAATAATGGTGAAGCTAATCTTGATACCGAATATTCTAAATTAGCTTGTGATTGTTGTATAATGTCGTGGGATACAATGAAAATAAAATATCCTGAGTATAGCGAAATAGAAATTACTTGTATAATACCTGATATAAATATTAGATTTAAATATCCCGATGGAATAGAATTAAAAGACAAAATAGAACTAAAAAGTTCAAAAGGTAAAAGAATGCCTGGTTCAACCATACAAAAATTGGATATTAATCAAACGCTAATTTATTGTCTTAGACCATCAATCGCTTCAGAACCGTACAAACTAAGATGTTCGCAATATTATTATGCTATGGGTGAAAGTGATATAGATTTATTTCAAGATAGAACTCCCAGACCTTTTATTAATTTTGAAAAAATGAATGAAGTCGATAATACAGTTCCGTTTGTTACTAAAAACAAATCTGTTTGGACAGAGCATTATGCAAAATGTGCGTTAAAAAGGATTGAAGAAACTACAATATGCCAAAAGTCTTGGCAAGATGATATGATTAAAATAATGAAAAATAAAATTATTGAAGATTATGTCAGAAATACATCAGACCAACAATTTAAAATAGACAAGATGTCCTTACAAGTTGAAAATACAAATATTTAAGCAAAATGACTTTTACACAATTCGTTGACTTTATCGGCAATTAAATACCCCAATAAAGGTGGAACCGCATTTCCTATATACTTATATGCTACCATATTTTTTTTCTTACTAAACACATAATCTGGGGGAAATGTTTGAATTAATCCTGCCTCTCTAACTGTTAATCGTCGCTCAATCATAGTTTTTTCATTTATATTTATCTTACTATTTTCATGTCTACGGAACTCAATATTTCCATGATGTTCAGCTCTCATTGTTGGTGCAAATGAATCAAGGTTAATTTCTGTTTGCCCTTGACCTTTTGTAAGCTTTTTTGCCTTTGAATATACCATTTGGGAAATATCATTTGTAATATCAGGTTCTAGCAGATGGTCAAAATATTTTCCGATACTACATTCGGTTTTATTTTTTGTAATTATATTCCATCCTTCATTAATATCTACATTTCTTTCTTTTGATATTCCCATAATTATAACTCGCTTACGAGTTTGCGGTATTCCAAAATCAGGACAATATACAATTTGATAATTAACATCATATCCTAATTCCGAAAAATCTTTCATAATTTGTTTAATCGGTTCATTTTTCATAGTAATCAGACCATATACATTTTCAGCAACGAACATTTTTGGTTTTACTTTTTTAACCACCTCAACAAAACTTTTATACAAAGTTCCTCTACTATTTTCTTTTTCAGTATTAACTGTTTCTTTTAGGTCATGTCCGGTGGTGCTTTCAAATCCATTTCGTTTTCCTGCGTGTGAAAAGTCCTGACAAGGAAATCCTCCGATAACTATATCTGCTTTTGGAAATACGACGTTTTCTGAAATCAAATTATAAATACTTGTTGTATTATATCTTGAATTATCATTATTAAATCCAAATACTTCTTTTGCCCCTTCAAGTATATCATTTTGAAATACACACTCAAAGTTGTTTTTTTTCAACACAACAAAATCCTTTATAGTGTATAGTTTATCTATAAACTCTTTATTTATAATTGAATCTTTGTGTATAATTACTTCACCATCAAACCCCATATCCATACCACCAATTCCGGTAAATAATGAAATAACTTTGAGTTGATGGTTCATTTCATCTACTTTAACCATTTTCTTTATATATTGTTAAATAACGTTAATTTTAAAATCAATTTTATTTAAAAATAAAATTGATTTTCATTTAAATATTTATTAGATTGTATATTAAAATGGTAAAAATCTGTGATAAACAATACCCAGCTCTAAGTGAGACAAAATATGAAGAGCATTTTTCTAAGTTCTCTTTTCCATTAAGTGATTTTCAAAAGTACGCTATCGAATCTACAGTTGAAGGACATCATGTCTTAGTTACTGCACACACCGGTTCGGGCAAAACACTACCTGCTGAATTTGCTATTGAACATTTTGTTTCAAAAGGAAAGAAGGTTATTTATACTAGTCCAATTAAAGCATTAAGTAATCAAAAATTTTATGAATTTACAGAAAAATTTCCCAATATTTCCTTTGGAATTTTAACTGGGGATATAAAAACAAACCCCGAAGCAGATGTTCTTATTATGACTACTGAAATTTTACAAAATACACTTTATCTCAAAAATAGAGATATCGTTTCTACTTCAAAGCTTCACTTTGATATGGATATTCAAAATGAATTGGGATGTGTAATATTTGATGAAATTCATTATATTAATGATGAAGATAGAGGTAAGGTATGGGAAGAATCGATATTGATGCTACCACCACATGTACAAATGGTTATGTTATCGGCCACTATTGATAAACCAGAAGTGTTTGCTGCATGGTGTGAAAATAGACATCAATCAGACAAAATCGTATATCTTGCATCAACCAACTTTAGAGTGGTGCCTCTTAATCATTATATTTACATCGACACAAATACTTCTATATTCAAAATATTAAAAGACAAGGATAAAGAAAAAGAAATTAAAAAAGTCCTTAATACACCACATGTTCTAAAGAAACAAAATGAAATATTTAATGATGGGAATTTAAGTATGGTTAATAAAAATCTAAATCTGTTTTCAAAAAATAATGTCACTATTAAACCAAATCTGGTTCTTAATAATCTTATTAAATATTTATATCAAAATGATATGCTTCCTGCTATATGTTTCGTCTTCTCCAGATTTCGAGTTGAAAAATATGCGAAAATGATAAATGTAAATTTGTTCGGTTATGACGATGCACATGTTCCATCAATTATACGCAAAGATTGTGAAAAAATTATTCGTAAATTACCAAATATGCATGAGTATTTAAATTTACCCGAATATAATGACCTCGTTTCCTTACTCGAAAAAGGAGTCGCTATTCACCATGCAGGTATGATGCCTATTCTTCGAGAAATGGTCGAATTACTATTCGGAAAAGGATATATTAAGGTTCTATTTGCTACTGAAACATTTGCAGTTGGTTTAAATATGCCAACTAAAACTGTTATATTTACCGCAATGAATAAATATACAGGAGATGGACCCAGAGATTTATATGCTCACGAATATACACAAATGGCAGGACGAGCCGGTAGAAGAGGATTAGACACAATCGGTCATGTTATTCATTGTGGAAACTTGATTAAAGATGCGGGAATGCCCGTGCTGAGCAATTATCAAAAAATATTGTCAGGAGTACCCCAAGTATTAAAATCAAAATTTAAATTCACATATGGACTCATATTAAATCTTATATCCATCGGTAATATGTCGTTCTGTGAATTTATTCAAAAAAGTATGTTAAATGATCAAATTCAATCACAAATTTCGGGTATTAAACATCAAATATCCAGTATAAATGGTCAAATTACTCGTGAAAATAGAATTTCACAAGAAATGGAAATAAATATGAATTATGTTGAACAATATATGAATATGATTAATGAATATGACAACATGAGCCAATTTAAAAAAAAACAAAAGATTCAGCATAATATCACGAATTTTGAAAATGCGTACCCCAAAATTAAAGAACATACTCAGCAATTAGAAAAGGTTAAACGATTAGAAGCAGATATAAAATCCTCAGAAAAATCTATGGAAGATACTATTAATTTTGTTGAAATTAACGTAAGCACTATTCTAACTATTTTAAATGAAAGAAATTTTATTACACAAACAAGCGATGGGAAATATTCTTTAAGTGAAAAGGGTAATATTGCATCGCATATTCACGAAATACATTGTCTTTTAATCGGAGATTTATACACAGAAGGGTTCTTTGATAAATTAACTACTGCGGAATTAATCGGGTTCTTCTCCTGTTTCTCAAACCTAAAAGTTTCAGATGATTATAAAGATTTCGATTGTCCAAAAGAATATGATAATATATGTTCTATCGTTAATCGGTCAAATAATATACTCGATCAATATGACGTAATTTCAACCACACATCAATTAAATAAGCCATGTGATAATAATTTACTACAATACGATTTTGTTAAATATTCATATATTTGGGCATCAATCGTTAATAATGAAAAATCGGCAAAGCAAGTTCTTGATGAAGCTAAATATGAAAAAAATATATTTTTAGGAGAATTTATTAAAGCCCTCTTAAAAATTAATAATATTGCAGCTGAATTTGAAAATGTATGTGAAATTACAAATAATATGAATTTATTGAAAAAAATTAAAGAAATTCCTGATATGACGATGAAATATATCGCAACAAACCAATCATTATACGTATAATTTATAAATAATATATATATACATGTATATATGACTAAAATACCAATTTTTATTATTGTTCATAATCAATATGA